GATGTTCGGCGTTTCGTTTACGTTCCGCGAGGACAAATACGACTGGCGTTGGAAGGTTTACGACCTGCAATATCTGAAGCTGCCTCGCCGCACTCGGGCTACAATTGATGACGTTGACCTTGTGGTTTGCAAAGTGGACATGCTTCCATCCGAGCTTTATCGCAAGATTGAGAATCGGGATGCGGCAATCAAGGCTGGTTGGAATCCTGATGCGGTTCTCGAAGCCATCAAGACTGCTCAGCAGCGTTCGGCTGACACCTCAAATCCGCAGGAAACTCAGGAAACCTACAAGGATCAAGATTATTACAGTGGTCTTTCTGCTACAACCGTTCAAGTTATCCACGGATGGGTTGCTGAAGTGGACGGAACCATTACTCACGTCATTGGCCGCTACGACGGTCAGGGCGACTGGCTGTATCGCTGCGAAGGCGTTTACAACCACATGAGCGAACTCATCACGGCCTACACATACGGCGTGGGCAGTAATGGCGACTTCTACGCCCTTCGCGGCAATGCTTGGAACGGACACAATGGTTCGGTGATGCTCAACCTGATGACGTGCAAGTTCATGGATCAGGCCATTTTTGCCGCAACGCCAGCAATTCAGGCTTCTTCTGAGGATGCGGTAATCGACCAGATGATTCAGCCGCGTGGTCCTTATAACGTGGTTTCTCAGGGCACGACGTTCCCTGAAATGCCCCATGTTCCGTTCAAAGATAGCCTGATTCCCGCGATTGGTTCGCTGACCAACATCTTCAACATGCGGACAAGTTCGTTCCGCGTTGGGATGAGTCAGGATGGCAAGACGCCTAAGACCGCTGAAGAAATCCAGATGGCGAGCGCCGTTCAAGGCCGCATTGCTTCTGGCGGCATTGACCTCTTCTTCGATAGCTGGAAGAACGACTTCAAGGAGATTGTTCGCCGAGCTTGCAACAAGGATTACCCGGCTGGACATGGTGGCTGGAATGAGGTTCTAAAGTTCCGCAAACGCTGCGTGAAGCGTGGCGTCCCGATGGAGGCCATCTACGCTGTGGACGTTGATGGAATCGAAATCAATCAGGGGCTTGGAAAGGGTAGTGTTCAGGAGCGTCGTTCGGCTGCAAGTGCTGTGATGAACGTCATGGACCGTCTGGACACTGATGGTCAGCAGATTGCTCTCCGCACCTACTTGGCGTCTTACACGGATGTCGCGTATTCAAACCTTCTGGTTCCAAAGCAACCCGGCCAACGTCCTCCAATGGACCTCCAGATTGCTAACATGGAGAACGCCCTTATGGGCCTTGGGCAGCCTGCGGTTATTGAGCCGAACCAGAACCATGTCATTCATGTTGGGGCGCATCTTCAGAAGCTTGAAGAGGTCAATCAGGCTCTCAGCCAGCTTCAGATCGAGATGGAGCAAGCTATCCCGCAGATGCAGATGATGTGGCAGCATGCAGGCGAGCACATGCAGCTTATCTCGCAGAACAACCCGCTGTTCCCGGTTTACAAAGAAGCTCTTCAACAGCTTGGCGAAGTTATCATCAACGGCGCGAAGCATCTGGAAGCAGAGCAGCGTAAGGCGGCAGAAGCGGCTGGACAGGAAGGTGAGTCACCAATGCTTTCCACTGACCGTCAGGCTGTGGATGCGGCGGCTCGCTTGGCTACGCTGGATACGCAGAAGAAGGCAATGGAGCTGGACTTCGCGGCCAAAAAGAACGCGCAGCAGTTGGCCCAAAACGACGCGAAGTTTGCTCAACAGACCGCTCAGAATGCTCTGAAAATGAAGCTGGAAGCGCAGAAAGCAGCGCAAAGGAATACACCTAAAGCACCGAATACATGATCCATAACTCAAAAACAGAGGCTTTTCGGAAGCTCGACAGCAACCGAAAGCAACTTCAGGAGCTTCTTAGCCATCCCGTGATGAAAATGGCGCTTGACGCTATTCGTGAGGCTGGCATTCCCAAAACCATGCCGAACATCTACGCTGGTGTTCACCCGGATACGATTGTGGCCCATGACTACCACAAGAAGGTTGGCATCAACGAGGTGCTGAGCGCCTTGGTCAGTATGACATTTCCTCTCAATGCCGCACCTGATGAGATGGACCGCGAGGAAGAGCCTTTTGCTCACAGCCTTCCGCCTGAACTTCGACAAACACCCAATCTGAAATAAACCTATATGGAAGCACCACCACCCGACGCACAGCCTCAAATCGACATTGGAGGCGACGATGATTTCAGCGCACTTCGCTCTGCCATTCAGCAGGCACCGGAAGCAAAACAGGCCGATCCTGTCATGGACTCGGTGAAGCCAAAGCCTGCCGAGAAAGCTCCGAAGCAGGAGGCAAAGCCCGCTGAAAAGGCTGACAAACAGCCGAAGTCCTTGAAGGATAAGCTGAAAGTCGAAGATGAGCCTATCGAGGAAGAGACGACCGATGAAGCTCCTGAAGGTGAGGAAGATGACATCCCGACCTACAAGGATCGTGTTCCCACCGACAAGGAGAAGGCGACTTGGAAGGGGCTGAAGCAGACGAAAGCTGAGTATGACAAGCTCAAGCCTGAGTTCGAGAAGATGAAGGCCGAGTATGAGGAGTTCAAGAAGAAGCCAGTCTTTGATGACGAGGTGACTAAAGAACTTGATGAGCTTCGTCGGTTCCGCGACATGACAGACTTTAAACTGTCTGAAACGTATCAGAAGGAAATTGCGGCACCCCAAGCTGCTATCGAACGAGACATCGTGGAAATTGCCACGGAGTTTAAGATCGACCAAGCTGCCCTTGGTAAGGCTTTCACTGAGATTTCCGAATGGAAACGCAACCTCGCCATTGAGAAAGTGCTTCGTGAAAGCGATGAGGAGGTTCCTAGCGCCATTACCAAGACCATTTTGGACAAGGCTGCTAAAATGCACGACATTTGGCAAAAGGAGGCTCAACTTGAAGAGGATGCTGGTAAAAATCGCGCTGCCTATGAGTATGAGCAGAAGCAGAAAGTAACGAAGCAGACGCTAGAAGAACAGAAGGCTTGGCAGAGCGCCCTTGATTCATCCACACAGATGATTGAGACGCAAATGGCTCCGTTGCTCAAAAACATGCCTAAAGAGCAGCGTCAAGAACTGATGAGCGCCCTCAAAGAGGCAAAAATAGCCGACACACCTGAAGACCGCGCTTTGCAGGCTCAGGCTCCGCATTTGGCCGCTGTTTTGATCGAGCAGCTTAATTCCATGAAGAAGGAGATGGCGGAACTGAAGAAGGCGAACAAGGCGCTTTCGGTGGCTTCTCCTAGCTCGAATGGACGACAGGCGGAGGCGAAGAAGGCGGATGCTGATGATGACGAGGATGGGCTGTTTAAGGCTATCCGGTCGCAGCAGGGGTATTGAGCAGTTTCGCTAAAAAATCACTTGCAAGATTTTCATTCTATACAAGTAATACAGTCGAGTTGAAATCCGCCATCGTTCGGAATGCTTTGCTCGGGCATTAGTAACGGTATTTCAGGAGCAATAACAAGGGCTAGTCCCTGATTGGAGTGCTCGCCAATCGCCAGCAAGTCCCGCAAATGCGGGCAATCTCTTTGCTGCGTCGAGAATTGGCATGCAGCACAACACAACTCAAAGAAATACCTACTATGCCTAATCTTAATGCCGAGTTCGCTTATGACTCATCCCGTCTTGAAGGACGAGTCCGTCGTCTTATGCGGGCCAAAGGCCGCGTCGCCGCCCTTATTCAGAAAGAGTCGTTTCCCAGCGGTATTGGATTCAATCCAGTTACTGTAAACACCCTTCGCTCCAATCCTACGGGTGGCGACGGATGGGTTACTGTGACTCAACCGGACGGAACCAACAACAACTGCACGCCCGACCCATCGGTTGTCTCCCCTGCTCTCAGCACGGAAGCCTACTCCATCGAGCAGAACATGACCAAATCGGACACCATCTGTCTTACGGATGCTCAGTTCGGCTACCTCTTTGAGGAACAGGTCAAGAACATCCGCGCCAACTTCAGCGACACCATCGTTGATACTTGGGAAGATCGCTCGAAGTATTGGTTCCAGTATTACGCTGGCACCAAGATCGTCAACAACACCTCGCAGACCGAAGGTAACGGCTCTACGTTCCCGAACGTCCCTGCCGAGTATATGGCCTCTCAGGATCAGCTCGATCCTCTTTGGGACCGTATCATGCAGGATGGTGGTGGTGAAGAGCCTTACGCCATGTCCAATGGCGCTGCGCTCATCACTGCGATCATGTCGCCGGAAGCTCATCGCCAAATCATCAAGGGTTCTAGCTCGGTCCGTGAGGACTTCCGCTTCGCTCAGATGGGTAAAGGCTACGAAGGTGCTCAGCTCCTTCAGGCTTGGGGCGTTGACAAGCCTTACGGTGGTTTCATGCACTGCATCGACTATCGCATGCCTCGCTACAACTTCGTGAATGGCGCTTACGTTCAGGTGCCTTACTACACGACCGCTGCTGCCACTATCGGCACGCAGAGCATCGTGAACCCGGACTACCTGACCGCTGGCTACGAAGTCATCTACCTGTGGCATCCCGAAGCCGTCATCCGTCAAACTCCCCAATCCCGTTCCACGGTCGGTCAGGACACCAAGTTCCTCGCTCCGAGCTACAACGGTGAGATCGTCTGGCGCAACATCGCGAACGAAACTCTCAACCCGCTTGAGAACAACGGTCGCTGGTGGGCTTGGATGGTTGCTGGCTGGAAGCCAACGACCAAACGTAAGTATGCTTACGCCTTGATGGTCAAGCGTTGCACTGCTGTGACCGGCACCGTCTGCCCGAGCTACTAAGCAAACCTCAACACCGGCCTCCTCAAGTCGAGGGGGCCGGTTTTCCTGTAAACTCATTTCACAATTTCCATGAAACTCCCTTCCCTAATGCTTGCCGAAGAACCTTCCGAAAAGGGAGTTCTCATCCCCATCCCCAACGGCTTCAAAGTCCCCGAGAACAAAAAGGACGGCGAGGAATTTGAGATTCTGGTCAAGGCTCACAAGATGGGCGACCAACTCCACCTCCGTTCAGCCGATGGTTTTGAATTTGCTTCCGAGCCTGAGCCATCCATGCCAACCGAAGAACCTGAGCAGGCCGAAGAAACCTACGAGGAAGAAGAAGGCATGGAAATGGACGAAGGCGCTGATGAAGCCGCCGACGAAGAATCCGAACAAACCTTCCGCGAAACAGGCGGTGAAGAAGACGATGAAGGCGAGGGCCTGATGTCTGCCATCCAAAAGTTTCGCAGAGGCGGAATGAAAATGAAGTAACGCCATGACACCCGTTGTATCACCTGTCGGTTCCACCACCGCAATCCAGAACGCCTTGAACGCCCTCGGCACACCGAACGGCTTCATCGCGTATGACATTGTGCCCCTTCTTCAACAAGCTGTCGTTCTGGCAGCCAACCTAGCTTAAACCCATGACTGTCTCACCCGTAGCCTCCTCGGAAAAGATTCAAACGGCGCTCAACAACCTTGGCACTCCCAACGGTTTCATCGCCTACGACATCGTTCCACTGCTTCAGCAGCTTGTTGTCGCTCTTGGCAACATCTCCACTGGAGGTTCTGCATCAGCCACAACCGGCGAAGGTAAGCTGTGGTTTACCAACACCGCCCCTAGTGGCTGGCTGATTTGTGATGGCGCTGCCGTAAGTCGAACAACCTACGCAGACCTCTTTGCAGTTATTGGAACAACTTACGGCGCTGGAGATTCATCCACTACTTTCAATCTGCCCGACTTTCAAGGGAGAGCGCCAGTTGGCAAATCCTCATCAGGAACATTTGATACCCTTGCCGAGGCTATTGGCGACGAGAACCCAAATACTTTGGAAACAAGCACAAGCGGAGCGACATCTGGATCAGATTTCTACGCGTTGGCCTACGTTAACTACGCGCCAACTGCCAATC